CCAGTTGCCGCAGTAACAAACAAAGGAAAACATGTGGTGTCAGAAGATTCGTCGGCCACGGTTACGGTAGTCGCAATAGTTGCCGTACCAGTTGTATCTTGATTAAGAGTCGGGAACGTGCAGTTTGCAAGATTGCCAGATGCTGGCGTCCCTAATGCTGGGGTGACTAAAGTAGGGCTAGTGGCAAAGACTAATGCCCCACTTCCTGTTTTGTCCGACACTACTCCTGCTAATTGAGCAGAAGTAGTAGCAGCCATGACCGAAAGATTGTTAGTAGTATAAACGCCGTTTGTCACTGAGGCAGCATTCCCAGAATATCCAGAAGAAGTAATAGCCCCCAATGAAACTCCAGCGTCGGCAAACTGAATGGTTCCGCCGTCTGCGTCTAGCGTTATATTTTCGCTTGAATCGACAGTAAGAGGCCCAGCAACAATTGTGTCCAAGCTGGAAATTGTTAAGTCGCCATTTGAATATGTTACATCGGACAAATCATTTAAAGCACTGGCACCGCCGCCACTGGCATTGGCCCAAGAAGGAACTCCACTAGCAAGTGTTAAAACTTGGTCATTGCTTCCCTTGGCGAGTCTTATATAATTAGTACCGTCGTAGTACATGATGTCGCCACCAGCATCTGAGCCTAGAGCGATCATCGTTCCATCGACAGAATTGGCTTGAATCGTTGCCGTGCCAGTTACATCGCCAGATCCAGTGAAACTTGCAGATGTCCATACGACATCTCCTGTCATTCCAATCGTTCTACCAGTTGCCAAGGCTGTAGCGGTATCAGCATTACCTGTAACATTGCCAGTAAGCGGGCCTGCAAAAGCAGTTGCAGTTAAAATTCCACTGCTAGAATTAAATGCTAGATTAGTGCCAGATTTTGGAGCTAAGTTACCAGTTGCCGCAGTAACGAAGACTGGGAAACATGTGGTGTCAGAAGATTCATCGGCCACGGTTACGGTAGTCGCAATAGTTGCCGTGCCAGTTGTATCTTGATTAAGAGTCGGGAACGTGCAGTTTGCAAGATTCCCAGATGCGGGCGTTCCTAATGCTGGAGTAACTAAAGTGGGGCTAGTGGCAAAGACTAATGCTCCGCTACCCGTTTCGTCTGATATTACTCCTGCTAACTGGGCAGAAGTTGTAGCGGCCATGACCGAAAGATTGTTAGTAGTATAAACGCCGTTTGTCACGGTGGTGGCGTTTCCAGTAAGTGGGCCAGTGAATCCAGTTGCGGTCAACATACCTGTGCCAGCATTATATGTAATGCCTGCGTCCGTCTTTGGCCCAAGATCGCCAGTAGCGGATTCAAAAAGGGCCACAAAAGAAGTGGTGTCTGTTGTGTCGGCCACAGTAATAGCAGTTGGAGTTCCAGCGGCGGTTGCTGCCGCAGCCCAAGAAAGGGTTCCTGATCCGTCAGTAGTAAGTTGTTGTCCATCACTACCATCAACAGCGGGCAAAACATAAACTGGGCCGGTGCCGGATGGAATAGAGTCGGGTGCTTTAAGGGTAATAAAATTAGTTCCGTTAGCCGCTAACTCAACAAATCTAATTTCTCCTGTATTACCGGCACTTGTTCCGTGAGGCGTTATTTCAAGAGCATTTTGCCCGTTTGTCTTAAAACCTGCGGCTGTGATTGTTCCGGTTGTTGTGTCGTCCGCATTGTTGACAAGAAACGCATCATCTACATTGATTGTCAAGCTATTTCCACTCATCGCTGTTGTGGCGTTAGTCCCTCCCGCAATAGTAAAAGTTTCGCCAGGGGCGATGCCAGTAGATCCACTATCTCCTGAGACCGTAATGTCAGAGACTACAAAATTTATATTTCCATCTGTGTCGTTATAAGACACAGATATGCCTGTTTCTGTTCCGTCAAGCATTCCGCCAACATAGTCTTCTACTTGTTCTTGGCTTAGAGTGCCTGTAACAAAGCCAGAAGTCGTATTGTCATAGTTAGAAAGATCATTATCAACAACGAAGTCAAGAGTTCCATTACTATCTTCATAAGTAACAGTGATTAAAGTTTCTGTGTTCCCTGTTACCATCCCTCCCACAAAATCTTTAACTTGTTCTTCAGTAAGTGGAGTCAATGTTGATGAAACTGTTAGTGTGTCTCCACTCATTGCTGTGGTGATGTTTGTCCCCCCAGCGATGGTGAGAGTGTCGCCAGGAGTTATGCCTGTAGATCCACTATCCCCAGCTACCGTAGTGTCAGAAACTGTGAAATCAAGAGTCCCGTCTCCATCTTGATAAGTAACGGTAATTCCTGTTTCTGTATTCCCTGTAACCATTCCGCCAACATAGTCTTCTACTTGTTCTTCGGTGAGTTGTGTATTGTTATCAGAAGCAGCAATAGTAATTGAACCATCGCCATTAGTGATGGTGATGTTGTTTCCTTCAGTTAATGTTGCATTATCCCATAAACTAGATGAATTATCATAAATTAAAACATGGCCAGCGGCGGGACTGGATACATTTGTATCATTCATCTCTGCGATGGTGTTTTCGGTAGCTACTTGTGCGTCCACATAAGCTTTAATTGATTGTTGGGTAGCTAAGTAAGATGCACTATTAGAAGCCATATTATCTTCGTCTTTGACAGGCACCACAAAATTAATGTTCCCGCCAGTATCATCGTAGTCAACAGAGATATATGTTTCTGTTCCGCCTAACATGCCTCCAACATAATCCTGAACTTCCTCTTGAGTTAGTTGAGTATTAGTATCCGTAGAGGCAATGGTAAGTGTGTCTCCACTCATTGAAGTTGTTACATTGGTCCCCCCAGAAATGGTGAGGGTGTCGCCAGGAGTCATGCCCGTAGAACCACTATCTCCTGCAACTGTTAAGTCAGATACAATAAAGTCAAGAGTCCCATCGCCATCTTGATAAGTAACGGTAATTCCTGTTTCTGTATTTCCTGTTACCATCCCTCCCACGAAATCTTCAACTTGTTCTTCAGTTAGATTGGCGGTAATAAAGCCAGAAGAAGAGTTGTCATAGTTAGAAAGATCATTATCAACAACAAAGTCAATAGTTCCATCGCTATCGTCATAAGTAACAGTGATTAAAGTTTCTGTATTTCCTGTTACCATCCCACCGGCAATATCTTGAATTTGCTCAGTTGTAGCACCGGCTATTGCTGTTCCGCCAATGTATACATTGTCATCAGCATAAAGGGAGCCAACTTGTAAGTCTGCGTGGTCATAACCAGTTCCGCTGGTATCGACTGTGGTGGTTGGCACGGCCTGAAGTAAGTCAAATAGCTTCCACCTAGTGTCACTGGCATCTCTAAATAGTCCTGCATATACGTCTTGCGATCCCGTTACGTCCATAAGTCCATAAAAACCGATATCTACAACATCGCTGCTGTTGTTTCCTGAAGCTAAAAAAATCAATGGATCTTCAACAGAAAGGGTGGAAGTATTAACTGTTGTAGTAGTTCCTGAAATGGTCAGGTCGCCAGAGATTGTGACGTTAGAAGGCAAGCCCACTGTTAAAGTGCCGCTTGAATTGGAGACTTCTATTTCATTTGCGGTTCCCTGAATTACAACGGTTGAGCCAGAGGCAACAGAAGTTGTGTTAGAACTGTCGCTTACTGTCCATGTGTAACTACTTGACAAAGATGAAACATCTACCCAACTTAAAACCCCAGACCCGTCAGTTTTCAAAACCTGGTCCGCTGCACCATCGTCGCCAGGTAAAGTTAAAGTCACATTCGATGCTACGGTTGCAGGAGATTGAATAGCAATATAATTAGATGCATCTGAATCGTATAATCTAATTTGACCATCAAATCTGGCATCTCCTGAGTCTACCCATAATGAATAAGCGTTAGTAATGGTTTGATTTGTGCCAGCGGTTGGTGTTCCAGCAATATATAAGGTGGCAGCATCAGTGGTTGTAACTGACGAATTAACTGCTCCGACAACAGACCCCTCTAAAGTAACTGTTGTAAATTTTGAAACGGTTGCAGATGCGGATGTGTTACTGTCATAAGTAAATCCAGCAGTATCAACGTGAAGCAGAGATCCGTTTCCAGTGGCAGGAGTTATCAAATTGGCATCAAGCCATAAATTTCTAGCCAACACCCCACCAGCATTATCAATATTAAACATGGTAACATCGGAAGAATCTGTAACATAAAGCAAATTACCTATTTGCCCTGCTACTCCTTTGATGTGCAGACCTTCTTCGCTAATTCCATTTGTGACGATCTCCAACATGGCATCTGGAGATGTCGAGTTGATACCAACGAGGGTGCCTTCAAAAGCGAGGCTGCTGCTGCCAGTCAATCTGATGCGAGCGTCATAATCAACAGAACTATCATTTACAAAGTCAATATATGGCGTCCCTCCGCTGCCTCCTGAACGCAGTTCAAGTCCAACATTGGCGTCGTTATTGACAGTAAAGTCATTGCCACTAACCCCGCCTAGGTTCCCAATGCGAAGAGGATTGTTGGGATCATTTATGCCGCCAATTGAGAGATTGCCATCTAACCTAGTGTTTCCTGAATCAACCCATAATGCATGGGTGTTAGTAATGGTTTGATTATCGCCCGCAGTTGGAGCGCCAGCAACATATAAAGAGGCAGCGTCCGTGGTTGTAACCGAAGCATTGGTGGCTGCTAACGTGGGAACTTCAATAACAATGTTTGCAAATTTGGAAGCAGTTCCAGATGCTGCTGTGGCATTGTCGGTAATGGTGGCGGCATCAATATGAAGCATGGAACCATCGCCTGGAGTGACGTTTTTGTTACCCGTAAAGATGATTCCGCCATTAGAATTCCATTTGAAGTTGACGGTTGCTTTATACTTATCTGCCGCAGAGTCGTAATAAACAAAGTTTTCAGTAGAAAACGATGCGGAATCCCAGTCTCTTAGTTGTTTCGCTTTTCGTGCGCCGATTGGAACAATATTCATAAAATCTCCACTAAAAGCTAAAAAATTAAAAATAGCTTACTTTATTTACTATAGGTAATGTAAAAAAACCTGTTTATCAATCAACAAAACAATACGAAAAGGAGATTTTAATGGCAGGATTAATCCACCTACAGACCCAAATTAGAACAATTTTTGGAAGAGTTGATGAAGAAGGGAATGTAGTAGAACAATACCCTTTAAATTTAAATTTAAAAGCTCTTAATGAAGAAGTGTTTACTGAATCTTTAGCTCAAATTGTAAAAGCTAGAAAAGATCTTAATGATCAACTGGCTAATCCGACCGCCGCCGATGTTGTATCAAGCACAAGCTCTGTGGAACCTGCCGTAGACGCAGAGCAATAGATATAAATATACCCATTATCATCTTATTTTAAGATCCGCTTTTTAAAGCGGATCTTTTTTTTTAATTAAGCTAAATATACTAGGAGGGATTATGAGTATATCATTTGGGTTTGGCGCAGTACTGCCGTGGAGATGGCTTCAATCATCACCAGGGTTTGGACATACTTTCGATGTTAAATTTCGTCCTGGCGACAGAGCGTATAAAAAATGCGACAAATCGCAACACATAGTTATTGACGTTAATAGAACAATAGATAAAAATTATTATCTTTTAAGTGATGGTTCTATATTTTCAGAAATCAACCTCCTAACAGGAGGTCAAAATTCAGATTGTATTGTTAAAAACTTAAGTGATGTTCATGCGGATTTGCAAAAGTTAAAAAGTGATATTGGAGAAACAACCGATCCTCCTGCGACCACGATTGTTTCTGCTCATAAGTTTCTTATTGGCGATAATGTTATCGTAAAAAATACAAAAGAAGTTTATGAAGTTGTTAAAATATTTTTAAACCAAAGTAATATTTATTACGAACTTTCTAATAATGCCAAATACCATGAGTTAGATTTGTTTCTATTGTCTGGCGGGAGGTTAGTTGATAGTTATTTAAAACATTATGAGAAAATCCAAAAGAAAAAAACCCAAATAGACGAAACAGCACCAGTTACTAATTCCACAATAACATCAAAACAGAAATTTATTATTGGAGACAGAGTAGTTCCGCAATATAAAAATCCAGTTAGTATAGGGAAGGTTTCTTTGGGATATTATGCTCAAGTAATTGGGATAGACTTTGTGGGAGGAGATATTTATTACAAATTAGATAGTGGAGAAGTGGTTCATGAGTTGGATTTATATACAATATCTCAAAGCAACGCACAACTAAGCAGCAGGTTATATAAAAAGTTACAAAAATTGAGAGAGGATTTATAATGGCAGATTTTAATTATTCATCAACTGGAGGCATTCACGTATTTGGGTATGGAGTAGTTGATAAATCTACTGTTTATACTCTTCCGTACAAAGAGGGGGATATTGCATTTCTAAAGTTCCGAGCAGAGGTGGGAATGATTGAAAGCATTAGGATTAAAAGAGTTTTAATGAATGTAGACGTATATGGTCTAGCATCGCCAATTTATGTTGATATGCTTAATTCTTATTATACAAAAAGAGATTTTTTAGACCACGCAGGCGCTGTCGTTATTGCCACTGCATATATTGACAAACAACAACAATATATTACGGATGCATTAGAGATTGATCAAGCAAATGAGTATACCACATAAAAAAAGCGGCACCTGCAATTAAGGGCAGGTGCCGCACCTGTGTATTCTCGATAACAACCTTCTCACTGCATCAATCATCTCAGACTAATCTCGAACCACAGGGACGCTAACTTTAGTAAGTAAATTAGGTATGCATGAAAGTTTATTTTTTGATTTCTTTATATGAGTTTTAATCATATATATTTGTGCCATGAAATTTAAAAATTTCTTAATTAATGTAAATTCGGAAGAATTCGACGAGCAGGAAGCTCCTCCTGCCGATCCTGCTGCCCCTGCGGGTGCAGCAGCGGCACCACCTGCTATGCCTATGGCAACTCCACCTATGGCAACTCCACCTATGGGAGGTGGTTTAGACGCTGGGCTTGGTGCTCCTCCTGCTTCTCCTGGTGCTCAAGCTCCGCCAATTAAAATAAAAACTTCTAATGTTTGGGATGTTTTAAAAGGTCTTTTATCAGAAAAGCCGGAGGATCAGTCTACCCTTAATTCTCAAGATGTGTTAAAAAATGGCGATAAGCCAAAACACTTAATGGGAATATAAGGTGTGTCAAAACTTTTGATTTTCTCGGATGTTCACATACATCCTCACAAAAGAAGCGTAGACAGACTTCAAGATTGCTTAGATGCCTTGGAATGGGTATTTAAGACTGCTGAGGAACAGTCTGTCGATCATATTCTATTTTTGGGCGATTTATTTCATAATCGTCAACGTATTGAAATATTGACATACCATAAAGCTTTTAATGTTTTTAAAAAATATCTTAATGGCAAAATAAAACTTTGGCTTCTTTTGGGGAATCACGATTTATGGTATCGAGATAAAGGAGACATTAATAGCGTTGCTCCTCTTTCGGCCCTGCCAGGGGTCACAGTTGTAGATCGTGAGACGACTTTAAATATTTTAGGTCATTCAATTGACTTTATTCCGTTCACACTTGATCCAATTGAATCTTTAAAAAAAATAAATCAATCTAGAGGAAATGATCCTAAAAAGCTTTTATGTGCCCACATTGCCCTTAACGGAGCAAAATACAATAGTGGGATGATGGCAGATGTCGCAGTAGAACATGATGGAGAAATAACTAAAGTAGATTCTTCCTTGTTCTCTGAATGGGATCAGGTTTTTCTTGGGCATTATCATTTGCCCCAAATTATTCAAAATGTAGAGTATGTTGGTTCGCCATTGGAATTAAGTTTTGGTGAAGCAAATCAAATAAAACATATTTTAATTTACGATTTGGAAACTCAAGAAAAAGAATATATTGAAAATGATTTTAGTCCTAAGCATTTAATAGTTCCTTATGATCAAATTGAAAATTACGATTTAAAAAACAATTTTATTAGAATTGTTGTTGATGATATTTCAAGTTCTGATCTTATTGAAATTAAAGATACTTTGTTGAATGAAGGGGAATTAGGAAGTTTGGAAATTAAGCAAGTTGCTAATAAAGAAGACGGTCAAACTGTAGAAGATGCCAAGACAATTCTTCTTGATGAAAACTCAATGTTTGAAGAATATATTGAAACTGTTAATATTGGCGAATTGAACCGTGATCACTTATTAGAAACGGGTAAAAAAATCTGTCTAGAAAGAGGGGAAACAGAATTGCTGTGATGAAAAATCTAAATTTTAAATACATTTCTGCTAAAAACTTTCTTTGCTTTGGACCAGATGGTATAGAAATTAATTTTGAAGATTATGGGAATATAGTCTTAATTAGAGGAGATAATTTAGATGTTAAAGATGAAAATGGAAAGGTATCAAGTAACGGAGTGGGTAAAAGTTCTATACTTGAAATTTTATCTTATGGTCTTTTTGGCAAGACAATCAAATATCCTAAAAAAGTAAGTCACAAAGATGTTATTAATAATCAAATATGTAAAAAATTAGAAATAGAGGTCTGCTGGGATGGGTTTAGAGTAGTTAGGTCACGGAAGCCCGATGGGTTGAAGTTTTGGGAAAATAAAGACGGAGTGTGGTCAGATGAAACTGAGATTACCCTTAGTGGTATTCCGGCAACGCAAAAATTGATTGAAAATAAACTGGGATTGAATTACGAGGCTTTTATCAACACGGTTGTTTTCACAGATAATAACGCAGGGAGCTTTTTGGAGTGTGACACTCCGACAAAACGCCAAATAGTTGAGAATTTATTATCACTTTCTAAATATCGTGAATATTCGGACATAGCAAATAAAGTTTATAAAAATGGAAAAGATTCTATAAAACTTTTAAATAGTGAATATTCCATTCTTCTTGAAGATTTAAGAGTTTCTGAAATAAGAATTAAACAAATTCGTGAAAAAGAAAACGAATGGAAAGAAGGCGTAGTTGCTCACATTGGCCGATTAGAGGCGAAAATATCCAAAAATGAAGAAGATTTAAACGAAACGGATATAGGGGTTAAAATTATTGAATATCAAGAAATTCAGGATAAGATAACCACCCTTAAAGAAACCATCGTTAAATATGAAAACAATAAACTAAAAGTTGAGGAAGCTTTACATTTCGCACAAGAAAAATTAGAAGGCAAAAGAGAAGAAAAGCATAGTCTGCAACTTATATTGCAAGAACAAAAGCTTAATTTGCAGGGACATGAAAATAATATATCTAAAAATGAAGCAATCATTGATGAATTTAAAGAATTAAAAAACGGATCTAATTGTCCTGTCTGTTATGGTTCTGTTGAAGAGGATAATTATAAAAACGTTTTAAAATATGCAAAAAACACGGCAGAGTCCAGCATTGAGAACAAAAAAGATCTTATTGGAAAAATTAAATTAAATTTAGACAATTTAGATGTGATCAATGAAAACCTTGCGAATGCAGAAAAGGCCATAGAATCTGCCCGCCTAAGGATTAAAGGGATTGATGACAAATTAAAGGACATGACTAAGCACGTAATAGAATTGTCTAAAGTAAAAGAGCCACAAGCCAGCACCGAGCAAATTTTAATACAAGAAAGAATTAATGAATTAAAATCTCAAATTGAAGAAAAGAAAAAGGAAATGACTGGTGCATCTCCGTATGAAGAAATAATCAATGTGGCTGATGCGGATCAAAATTCTAAATTAGAAACATCAAAAAACAAAAAAATAGAAGTTGAAAAAATAGAAGAAAATTTACCTTATTACGAGTTTTGGGTTAAAGCCTTTGGGGACAACGGGATTCGTAAATTTGTTATAGATGGGATAGTCCCAGCTTTAAATAGTAGGATTGCTTATTGGTTGCAATTTTTAATTAATAATAAATTAAAATTAGAATTTAACAATCAGTTTGATGAGACTATAGAAAGATTTCCATTTGATGGCGAACCTTCTCCTTATCATTTAATGTCGGGTGGGGAAAAACGGCGGATCAACCTTGCGGTTTCGCAAGCATTTTCTTATATCATGATGCTTAATTGCGGAACGATTCCTTCTTTAGTATTTTTAGATGAAGTCTCTACAAATGTTGACCCAATAGGTGTATCAGGGGTTTACAACATGATCTGTGAGCTTTCATCAGACAGGAAAGTTTTTGTGACTAGTCATGACCATGACTTGTTGCAAATGCTCCAAGGCTGTGAAACAATTGACCTAATAAAAAAGAACGGATTCACAAGAAAAGTTTAATATAAATTTTATCTATAAAAAAAGTTCATAACACTTAGATAAAGTTCCCCAAAATAGTTAAATTGTAAGAGAGGTATAGAATGTCATTGAAAGCGTTACAAGATTATACATTTGTAAGCAAGTATGCAAGATATAATGAGGAGTTGAAAAGAAGAGAAACATGGGACGAAGCAGTTAGTCGTGTTAAAAATATGCATTTTGAAAAGTATCCACAAGATGATATTAAAGACGATATTGAATGGGCTTTTGAAAGAGTCAAAGAAAAAAGAGTTTTAGGTTCCCAAAGAGCACTTCAGTTTGGCGGGAAGCCAGTATTAAAGAAAAATGCTAGACTTTATAATTGCTGTGTAAGTTATTGTGATAGACTTAGATTCTTTCAAGAATCATTTTGGCTTTTGCTATGTGGTTGCGGGGTAGGGTTTAGCGTTCAAAAACATCATGTGGGGAAACTTCCTGGTTTTTCAGCCAGAAAAGAGGAAAGCAAATTATACGTGATTCCCGATAGTATTGAGGGATGGGCTGATTCGCTTGGCGTTTTATTTAGTAGTTATTTTGGAGGAGGAGATTTCCCTAAGTACGAGGGATATAATGTTGAATTTAATTACAGTAGGATTCGACCGGAAGGGTCTAAGCTTAATTCTTCTTCGGGCAAGGCTCCTGGCCCTAAGCCACTAAAAAATGCATTAGAAAAGATCGCAGAGCTTTTAAATTCTCGCATAGAAGATGGCCAAACAGAACTCCGCCCAATTGATGCATACGATGCCGTGATGCATGCATCAGACGCCGTGTTAAGTGGTGGAGTTCGTAGAAGTGCGACTATCTGCCTGTTCAGCCCAGATGACTTGGAAATGGCTACGGCCAAAACAGGCAATTGGTTTAATGAAAACCCACAAAGGGGCAGGAGCAATAATTCGGCTCTTCTTATTAGAGATGAAACTTCTTATGAACAATTTGAATCTTTAATAGAATCTGTTAAAGAATATGGAGAACCGGGGTTTGTGTGGTCTGACAGCACAGAGCTAATGGTTAACCCATGTGTGGAAATCGGAATGTGGCCAGTTTGTGAAGTTACGGGAGAAAGCGGTTGGGAATTTTGTAATCTTTGTGAAATCAATGGCAAAAAAGTCAAAAGCGAAGAAGACTTTGCTGTTGCGGCCAAAGCTGCTGCCATTATTGGAACTTTACAAGCTGGTTATAATCATTTTGAGTATCTTGGTGAGGTCACAGATCGGATTGTAAAGAGAGAAGCCCTTTTAGGGGTTTCAATTACAGGAATGATGGATTCGCCGGATGTTTTATTTGACGCTAAACTTCAACGAAAAATAGCCAAGCTAGTCTTAAAAGTTAATGATGAGATTTCTGAAAAAATAGGGATTAACAAATGCGCCCGAGCCACTTGTGTAAAGCCCGCAGGCACAACAAGTTGCATACTTGGCACCGCTAGTGGGATTCATGCGCATCATGCTCGAAGGTATATTCGCAGATCGCAAGCCAATTATCTTGAGGCTCCATGTTCCCATTTTAAAAAAGTTAATTCAAATGCGGTGGAGAAAAGCGTTTGGAGTGCTAACGGCACAGATGAAGTGATTTCTTTTTGCATTGAGGTTCCAAAAGGTGCAAAAATAAAGAATGAATTAGATGCTATAACTTTATTGGAACATGTGAAATTAACTCAACAAAATTGGGTGTCGGCTGGGACTCGTGAAGGATTTAGCACGCATCCTTGGCTTAAGCACAATGTTAGCAATACTATTACTGTGAGGGATGGGGAATGGGAAGAAGTTTCTAAATTCATTTTTAAGAATCGCCGTCATTTTGCGGGGATTTCTTTGTTGCCTCAATCTGGGGATAAGGATTATCCGCAAGCTCCATTTACTGCTATTTATACGCCAACTGAATTGGCAAAAACATATGGAGACGGAATGCCAATGGCCTCCGGTTTAGTAGTTGATGGATTGCATGCTTTTGATGGCAATTTATGGGCTGCGTGTGATGAAGCACTTGGTGTTACCGATTTAGAGAAGCCCTCGGAAGGCCCTAATGATTCTATTGGGGATTTTCGTTACCAATTAGATTTTAAAGAATGGGAAAAGAAAAAAGATTGGTGCCGTAGAGTGCAACAATTTTCTGATCGGTATCTTGAAGGGGATATAAAACAAACTACTTATCTCATGAAGGATGTTCATAATTGGAAGTTATGGTGTGATTTAAAAAGGGAATATAAGGATGTGGATTATACATTGTTGTTTGAAGAATCGGATGAAACTAAACTTTTACAAGAAAGTGCGTGTAGCGGAGGAAGCTGCACGATAGAATACGCTTGATTTGAATCGTCATTATTGTTACAAAGTGCTTTTAATATTATAGGAAACTTAAAAAAGGTCAAACGTTTACACTCTCGTTTGGTCTTTTTTTTATAATAGTTTTGATTATAATCTCTTAAGTAAGAATTATGGAACATAATAAAATTATTCACGGATGTTGCGTCGAAGAAATGCAATTGTTTTCCCCTGAAATTTTTGATTGTATTATTACCTCTCCTCCATACAATGCCCAAAAATCTTATGAAAAAGAGAGACAATCACAAGATGAATTTTGGGAGTTCACAGAAAGTTGGATACATGGTACTTATCGAGTATTAAAGACTGGTGGGGCAATATTCATTAATACTGGATATTGGTCTGGCAGTAGAGACAGTAGGTTTTTTATCCCTTCTAAAGTAATTGAAATAGCTGAACGGGTTGGCTACAAATTTACTAGTTGGATCAATTGGCTGAAAGGGTCAGTTGAAAACCCTGTGACTAGCGGATCAGGATGGGGCGACGTTTATGGTGTGGCCCCAAGTTTCCTAAATGGGTCAGAACCGATTCTTTATTTTCGAAAAGGAAAAGGGAAACATAGGGACAATAAACATGAGGATTGGATGAAGCTTATCCGTGAGCCATGGGTTATGCCTTGCTCTAGAGAAAAAGATCATGATGCTGCATTTCCATTAGAACTTCCCGAAAGATGTATGCGAATGACCACTTTAGAGGGGGATGTGGTTCTTGATCCTTTTGGAGGTAGCGGGTCAACAGGGGTTGCTTGTAAAAAGTGGAATCGAAACTATGTTCTTATAGAAAAAGAACAGTCATATTGTGAATTAATTAAAAGAAGAATAGAAGAATCATAGGAGGCTCACTTGCCAAAATATATTGTTGTATGTGGGGGCGTCATATCCGGCACAGGGAAAGGTGTATCCGCTGCCTCGATGGGTCTATTGATGAAATTAAGAGGGCACACAGTTACCCTTATTAAATTTGATCCTTATTTTAATATAAATGCTGGAATTCTTGCCCCTCGTGAACATGGAGAATGTTTTTTATGTGACGACGGGACAGAGACCGATTTGGACTTAGGGCATTATTCTAGGATTGCTGGTATTGACCCTAATGCAGATAACATATGCACTTCTGGCGTTTTGTATAAAGAATTGATTCAAGAACAAGAAGAGGGTAAGTGGTTGGGTCAAACGATTCAAATTATTCCTCATGTAACTGATAAGATACAAGAAAGATTAGAGGCATTAGGGGTCTCGTCGGAAATTGTCATTGCCGAAATTGGCGGCACAGTTGGGGATATGGAAAGTGGCCAGTTTTATGAGGCCCTCCGACAATTTAAACAGAAACATGGCGATGATTGCCTAATTGTTTTTGTTGCTCCCATCTTATGGGTTCCTACTATTAAAGAATTTAAAACTAAACCATTTCAAAATAGTTATAGAGATCTTCAAAGACATGGGATTCAGGCAGACATGTTGTTTTGTAGGGTAGATCGAAAACTTCCTGAAAAAATAATTAAAAAAATTAGTGATTTAACAAATGTTTCTAGGGATGATGTGTTTGATGCCCCTGACGTGGACACAATTTATCAAGTTCCAATTGAATTTTATAATAGAAACGTAGATGATTTAATCGCAGATAGGTTTAGACTGAAAAGAAATTATTGTAAAATTCAAAAATATCGTGATTTAGTAGAGAAATATATGCGGCTTAAAGAGGATGGTGGCCTTGAAGTCAATATTGGGGTATTTGGAAAATATGAAAACTGCGAGGAAGCTTACATCAGTTTAAAAGAAGCTCTTATTCATGCTTCATTAGACAATAATGTGCGATTCAACATAAAGTGGATTACCGCTGAAGACCTTGAATCTTACAAAGATATGCGTGGTTTAAATAAATACTTTGAGGAACTGGACGGGGTTATCATACCAGGTGGATTTGATCAACGGGGCGTAGAAGGTAAAATAAAAGCAATTAAGTTTGTTAGAGAAAAGAAAATCCCTTTCTTAGGCATTTGTTTAGGGCTTCAGTGTGCAGTTATTGAATTTGCAAGAAGTGTTTGTGGTTTAAAAGATGCAAATAGCACTGAGTTCGATAAACTTACTTCAAACCCTGTTGTTGATTTTGTAGAAGGGCAAGAAGGACTTAAAAAGAAATCAGGAACAATGAGATTGGGAGCTTATGATTGTGCTCTCAAAAAAGATACATTGGCTCGTAAAATATACAATAAAAAGACTATAAGCGAGCGGCACAGGCATAGATACGAAGTTAACAATGATTATATAAACATCATAGAATCTAAGGGAATGGTAGTTTCTGGAACAAATCCATCATCTGGTCTTGTAGAAATGATAGAAATCAAGGAACACCCATACTTTATTGCAACTCAGGCGCATCCTGAATTTAAAAGCAGCTTAGTAAGTGCGGCACCTTTATTCTCTGGGCTAATTAATGCAGCAATAGAATATAAGAATAATGGGACTGATGAATAAATATGTTATGGAATTTAAAAAATTTATATTAAATGAAAATAAAGCATATCTTGGAGAAAAGATTGGAGATATACTTTCTGCGCTACATAATTTAAAAGAAGTATCGCCAAATTTAGGAAGCAAACAGATTTCTAGTATGGCTTATACAATAGTCAATCAGATTAGAAGGATTTTGCATAGTGATTGGACTGGCGACAAAAAGAGTCTTAAAAAGCTTCAAAAAATTGGAACTTCCATTATGAAATCTATTGAAGAAAAACAAGACTTGTTAGAAACAATAGAATCCGCCACGCAGGAGATGGAGAAATTATCCGCCGATTTAGGAATTCCTGTAAACTCTGTAGCAACCCCTCAAGAAGCTCCGCCGGAAGCTCAAGAAGCTCCACCGGAAGCTCAAGAAGCTCCACCGGAAGCTCCTCAAGAAGCTCCGCCGGAAGCTCTTTAAACTAGGCTTTATAACTAAGATGATTATTGATAAAATGAAATCATGTGTGGAATTGCCGGTTTTATAGGGAAATCTAATAACCCTCATGTTTCTTTTTCTTTGGCTACAAAGCTCTTTGAGGGAATAGAATCTAGAGGCAAAGATGCTGCTGGATTTTGGGGTTCAAGGGATAATGGAGACACAATATGTTATAAGGAATCAATTACATCAAGCCAGATTATTGAGAAGGATATTTGGAATAAAGTAAGAAACTTTGATCCAAATATCCTTCTTTTGCATGCAAGGGCGTCGTCCGTAGGAGTTGGTCACGCAAGTGATAATGTAAACAATCATCCCTTTATGAGCGAAGACAATAGAGTCGCTATAATACATAATGGGTTCATCCCTGAATATTCTCTGTTGGAAGAAAAGTATGAAACTATTTCAAAATGCGATTCTGAAATAATTCTTAGAATGTTTGATGCTTCTGCGGGGTGTGCAGAAGATGTAATTCCAACAAGAATGAATGGATTAGAATCATTCTTTTCTTATGTCAATTATGGCCAAATGGCTGTGGCCATAGGGGAGAGAGTGAATGAGTCAAGTTATTTATGGATTTTTAGAAATCAGCATAGGCCTCTTTGGATAATAGATCTTAGAAAAGATTTAGGCCAAATTTTCTTTTGCAGCACAGAAACCATATGGAAAAGGGCCGTGGATTGCTGTGCCGATGTCTTCACTAGCGGATTTATTGGGAGGCAACGTTTATTTGAATTGCCCACAGAAGAATTATGGGTGTTTAAAGTTTCAAAAGAACACCCAGTAGTTGACGAAGAAGATTTTTTAAAGTTTAAAATTGAAAAAAGCTATAAAGAAAATATACCATGGGATAATAATGTTGAAAAAATTGAAATAAGAAAAGGGGAGTCTATTGGAGAGGTGATTTCTGAACCCATACCGGACAATCTCAATGAAACTTTTCAATCATATGACTTTAAAGATTATTCTTCTTATGAACAGAATAATTATTGTTATGATGTAAATGATAAGTGCGAAAGTATAAAGAACTCAATAAACAACATTAAGACTATTGTCGAAAACTTATCTTATGAACAATCTATTTCTGAATCTGAATTGATTAATTTATTAAGTTCTTTAGAACAAATCGACTGGGATATTACAGGGGCTTTAAAAATTTTAGAAGATTCATAACTTAACTAAGTTATGGATAATGATGATTATATTATAGAAGATATACTTGTGACCAAAAGCAAAAAAAAGAATTCCGCTAGTAAAGGAAAACGAAGAGAACGAGAGCTTGCTGGCATTTTGACTAAAAGGTTTAAAAAAACCTTTTCAAGATCCATTGGGTCAGGAAATCGATGGTCTCAAGTAGGACATCTTCCTAAACACGCTAAAGATACGTTGACGGGGGATTTGTGCTGTCCAGAAGGGTTTTCTTTTGTTATTGAAAGCAAAGGGGGGTATGATGATATTGACCTTAACTCTGCCTTTGTGGGGGGCCACAGAGAGATTGATGAATTTTTAGAACAAGTCACAGACGACTCAAAGAGATGTGATAAGAAGCCTATCCTTCTTTGGAAGAAGAACAGAAAGCCATGGTTGGCCATCTTGAAAACAAACGAATTAGTTGGCTTTAGTTTCGAATACAAGATGGATTATAGGGACTGGACCATAGTCGCTTTAGATGATTTATTGAAACTAGAAGATGCGTTCTTTTTCATCTAAGCAGCCTTAGCTGGGTGATTCCATTTCACATTTCCATTTTGATAAATGGCTAATGCTCTGTCCCACCAATCTGTGGGGAGTTCAATGAATCCATGAGGAACAGATTTAGATAAAGTTGTTTTTCCTGGCGCTCGCAATAGGTAGAAATCTTGGTTTGGGAGTTTGCCGTAGAACTTTGAATCTATATGGCTCAATTGCTTTTTAAGGTCTTCTTCGGGATAGTGTTCAAATTTCATATCGATAGCAATTACTTCTTCTCCATCGACCTCAAAGGGAACAAGTTCACCATCTTCATAAATGGAGACATGATGAATTTCCTGTAATAATAACCATCTTTTGAAAGATTCCATAAGGTTATATATTGTACTTGGCAAGATAAAACGCTCATGTTTAGAAGGCTATTTGTATTGCTTTTTCATATTGCGAGATCCGACAAAGCCCCACCAGAGCCTCTTCAGCCGAGTAGCTTGGTTGAGGGTGTGGAACAGTCTGCGGCAGTCTTCTGTATCCTTCTCGGCTGCATGAGCGTTCTCTAATGACCATCCAAGATACCTTCGGCAGTTATCCATAGAAACACTGTGAAGGCCAGTAGGCATGAGGTGTTCTATGGCAAGGGTCTGAGTATCCATTGCCCTATGAGCCAGATAACGCTCTTCAATACCACCTTCTTTCAGAAGAGCATTGAGAGCCTTGATATCAAATTGGACATTGTGTCCAACGGGTATCCCCCTCTGGCAGAGTTTCTCGGCTATGATCTTAGCGGCTTCTGTTTTCGTGAGGGCATCTTTCCAGCTTTCGGAGTTATACCCATTAATTTCCAAAGCCTTGGGATGTGCAAGATCAATCCTCGCAGGGAGAACTTTATAGGTTCCTCTGTCGATAATCCTTCCTGTTTCATCTTCAATGATGAAACAGAATTCAATCACTTCGTGATTGTCAGGGGTGACATCTAACCCTGTGGTCTCAGTATCAATAAATAAGAATTTCATTTTTGTGGTTGTTTGTTTTTAAGGTAGATTGTATTGTTCTGCCATTGGTTTATGTTTCTAATTAAACCTTCTGCTTCTTCTAACTCTCTGTCTAGCTCACTTGCTTCGTGCTGACTTTCTACACATAGTTCTTTTTTTCTGTATTGCACGAGTGTCTTCTTCATAAGTCTTTTAACTGCGTGGAATTTCTCTTCGACATGATCAACTTGATCATCCAAATCAGCCCATTGGAACGGGCTTTCTTGAAGTTCTTCATCAGATTCAAATGGAGACTGATAATCATCGCCCCAATTGAAAATATCAGTTTTTGAAGCTCTGATCTCAGAGATGGTTCTGCCTTCCAGACATGCTCTCGCCGCTGTCACAGCCCGCTTGTAGACGTTTGTGGGGTTTTCTCCTTTGTTCCGCATCATCCACATCCATAGAAGGTAGGTGGGATCATTCACGCCATCAAACATTTCATTCTTCATTTTATCACAGAAAGGTGTGATTTCTTCTTTGCTGTACTTAAGCATGCATTTGACCACAACTGCAATAACCGCACTGCTAATGCGAGGCATATGATCAATTGCCCACTCTATGGATCGCACATGTTCTTTTTTAAATCTTGCTCGAATATGGTCATCAACCTTCAGTCTGCCTCCTTGACCCGACTTCATCATTTGATTACATGCGCCAGTTATCAATCCTTCTCGTCTTGTATTCATGGCTTATCCTTTATTCTAAGCTTTCGAGGTCAAATCCCAAGTCAGAAGCTAACCTCCTAATTTCACGTTCTTTACTTGCCCTCTCCACACGTAGGGTATTATTTTCTTCATCAGCTTCGCTAATAAGCCTAACGAATTTTTCTTTCTGACTAACATTTTTGGTCAGTTTGGTAACAATCACCTTTAGGGCGTCACAAGCTTTCTCAAAGGCTTTCCTTGATCCATCACTAATTTGAATGGTTTCTTGGACTTCAACATTGTTGTCATCATCCATAAGGCCCTCTGAGGCCTCTGCGTCGATCTCTGACGGCATTCCCGTTGGTGTTGGGTAAAGTAGACCCAATCCTGTCTGCGTTATCTTGTAGCCCCTTGTACGAGCTTTTGCCCCTTCTATTGTTGTTCCAAAATGCAATCGTTCAATTATTCTCAACTGGGTCAATTTGACAAGCATTTTTTGACTCGTAGGCTCGGACATTTGCTGCCGGATGGCAGGGCCAGCCAATTTTGCACTAATTTCGTGTTCCTCATTTTTTATTTCATCCAATGCCATCAATGCTATGGTTTCTGGGTCAGAAAGATCTTCAATCTTTATTTGCCTTTTGTTAATTTCTTCGTCTATACCTTCATCTATTTCTTTGCACAACTTTTTGTTTTCACTTATATTCATTTCTTTTTTAGAAGTTATTTTTTCAAATACGGTTTCAACATTATGATAGCTTAAATCTGGGGTTAGATAAAATTCCCAAATTATTTCTTTAATCCTAGCTTTACCTACAATATATGTTTTTTCTGGCCTTATCCACTTTATGTCTCCTTGAAGGTTTGATAATTGTTTTATAGGTCGTATTTTCCATATTTCTTCCCTGCCTTCGGAGGCCCTTTTAAATCCGGCTTCGTCTAAAAAGTACGCTAGTGCTTTTTCGAGTCCAGTCATGAACTTTCTGGTTCTGGTGTTGACCTTGATATCAGCCATTTCTATTCTAATCATTAATCCGCTCCATTTGAAAAAGCAGGTTGGATGAGAGTCCATCCAACCTGCTTGGTTCCATTCCTTTAGGGGGTGAAGTCACATCGCTTGATGATGTGAGTTTATTTGGTAGGGACTACCCAACCATCTTCCCACTCGAAGATGTCTTCCGATCTAGATCGAACTTTCGCAATCGTGCGGCCTTCAGCCGCTGCAATCGTGCAGGACAGAGATTTTTGGTACACATCAACTGGTGATGTGTACGACTTGCTCGTCTTTGTCTTTTGCAGCCAGATCATCAGCAATTTCGCCGGGTCATTTTGGTCATTAAAGACCATCGTGCGGAATCGATCAGCAAAGTCGGCTATTTTTTCTGGCCCGTACCATAAAACACATTTTCCTATTGCCGCCATCACATCGGCTCTCAATTTTCCAATATTTGAATGCAACCAGATGAGGGTGTCCTGATGCTTCAGGGCAAAAGCAGCAATTTCTGATTCACTATATTTTATGTTGCTTCCATTGGTTCCTCGCATCATGGCACGGCAAACGGCAGCAGTGGAGTTGCCCATGTGCACATCAAGAACCAATTTGAGCTTGTCGTTAACATTTCTTTTTGCGCCTGAGTCGATAGCCCAGCGACTATCGTAGGGAACATTAAACGTAAAATAAAATGCTTGACCTTTGAAGCTGGAATTCAACTTGTTTGCACGAATTATTGCCGATAAACGGTGCTGGCCATTTTGCAGGGCAGATTGAGTGTCAATGTCGATTGACTCGCCGGTTTGCATCCAACTACCGGAGAGCATGTCTCGTGCATATGCTTCTACCGTAGGACTTTTGAGGTCTCTATTTCCATCATTGTGAAGCAAACACTGCTCTGCTTCATCGTTAGTCACAAAAATATGCTCAGAGTATTGATTGATTGTTTTCACATAATAGTGCCAAGGATTTTTAGCTCCGTCTTTTTTACGCTGTTCGGCGTAATGTACACGATTCGCTTCCGCTTCAGCGGCAACCTGCTGTTTGGCTTCGGCCTCGGATTCCTGACGTATAATAGATGGAATCTGAACAGTTGGTTTCGCAGCTTGTTTCGTCGTTGTAGGATGTTGTGTTGGTTCAGCAACAAGAATCTCGGCATCCTTCCCATCAACGAAAAGTTGTTTTACCTGATCAAGCCGAGCTTGTACGACTTCTGCGTTGCTCCGTCCGCTCGCTCCGATCAAGTGTGCCTGAGCCGTTTTGTGTTGTCTTCTCTTTTTTCTACGTGCCATTTTTGCATCCTATGCACAATGTGTTGTGGTTGGCCATTCACGTATTTGCAACGTGACCCTATGTCACAACTATACGTTCGAGAAAATGCGATGTAAAGCAAAAAAAGAAAAGACTGGGGGGTTTATTCTCTAGAATGCTTTATTCGTAGACTTGAAACTGCATTGTTTCACTGAGGTGGCGGGACTCTCCCACATCCAATTGGAACCAGATATCATACATTCCGGCATCCATATCGGTTGTGTCGAGAAGATAGTATCCATACTTCTTCTCCCTAAAATCCACAGCGGCGGAATCAACTAAAAGACGGAGATCTTTTTCTTCAGGGACACAATCTCCACATCTTTGTTCGATAGAAATTTTCAGACCTGCTAAGACTGCAAGGCTTTCATAGTATCTGGCTAGGTCTGTTGCTCTTGGAACATTAGGCTCAATTTCAATACACAGGTAAACCTTGCTATTTTTTCTTATTTTATTTGGTCTAAATCTGAACGAGAAATCGTAGACTATCGGAGAAGGGGTAGTATACCATAAGTCTGGCAATATTTCGAAATAATTAGTTATTTCGCCAGAGTTTTCATTAGTTTCAAATTCTACATGCCAAACATCTATGTATTGTCCAATTACATAAGTTGGATTAGATGTTATAAGATCAGCATAATACTTTCCTGTGTCTTCAGCCACAACACTAGAAGTAGCTACCGTTTGAATAAGTGTTCTGCCATCAGGATTAGAACCGCTAGTCAAAGTAGGATCTAGATAATATATGTCTATCTTATCTACATTTGACACATTAGTTAGATTGTTTGAATTATATGTAAACAATCTAAGCTTTATTGTGTCCCCTACAACGGGATTTTGAAAACGTTCTTTATTTGCCATTATGGGTTAATCTTAATTCTATTTTGATTTTCTCTTTGCAGCTTCCATCTGCTCATCTTCACGCTTCTTCTGTGCAATAAACCTTTCGATCATCCATTTTCGCTCGTTGATCGGCATTTGGAGGCATTCTGACCTTTGCATTCGCAAATGATATTGGAAAAAGAATAATTCTTCCGCCAATTGCTGCCAAAATACTAAGCTTGAGTCTTCTCCGTTTTCCGTGCCTTTGGGAAGAAAAAATTTGATTCTAACGGTAAATCAACTTCAAATTCATGTAAACAAGAAGCACATGTAATGCCAACCATTGTGTCTACTCCAAATGGAGGCTCATTAATTGTATTCCTTAAGTGTGTTACATCACTAATGGGTAAGTTTTTAATCAGCGTAAGTAACTCGGCGGTACCCTTAAGGCCTTCTATTTCGTCGAGCAAACAAGCTGTTCGATAAGCCAATGAATCGTCAGTGGCCGTATCTCCAAATTGTTTAATTCTTCTCTCTCTGTATTCTGTCAGTTCAGTTTCATCTTTTCCTGTAGACAATCTGTATTTGAAACTATATCCACTTGTGGGTAATGTTCCACTTTGTATATCTTGACTATAGTCGTCAGGGCAGAAGTCTACAAATAAAGAGTTGAGATCAAGAACAGTAGAAAATTTAGTGTCACAAGAAGGGCATCCAATTTCAACTTCATATTCAGGAGAATATGAAATACCACGTAAGTAAATTAAAAGATATGTTCTATCTTGTGTTAATAATTTCTCTACCTGAAAGGTCTCTTGCATGCAACTTTTAAAAATCATATCAATGGCTTGTCCTTTTCGGACAAATCTAGGAGTTGCGAGAATTTGTTCTTCTTCGCCAGTCATCGGTCTAATATGAATGACCCCATCAAGTGGCCCATCGTCACCGTCATAAAATCTTCCTTTACTCGGCAGAGTGAGCGCCTCAAAAACCCTTGTGTCTCTAACTTTAGAAAGTAGATCTGCCAGTAGTCCTCCACTAGAGGAAGGCGCAATTTGCGATGCCTGTTGTTGTGGGGCAGCACTGCCCTGCTGCTGCATTGCTTTTTTCATGGCCGGTGGAACGTTTCCTTGCATTGGTGGAACGTTTCCTTGCGAAACAGGACTTTCTCTGGGGACATGTGCAGTTTCTTCTTGCACAGACTCCCTCATAGAGGCCATTTCTTCTAATTCTTTATTGTTTTTTTCTGCAATAACTGCCTGCTCTTCTTTGGTCGGTCGGAAAGTATCGTCTGCCATTTATAACTCCTATTAAATATGTACGATGACAACTATCTTAATATAACTCTATGATAGTAATCAATATTCAAAACGTAGAAGAATTAATTTTCTTTAATAAAGAAGCACACGCACTGTTTCCTGATTCTAAAGTATATTTTGATCAATGGACGTTAGCTCAAAGAATCCCTTCTTTAAGAAGTCTAGGAAAACGGTCAGTTATTGATTTTTTAAACTCTGTTACAGATGAGGGAATAGAAAGATTGGAGAGTTACTTTGAAGATTCTGTTGCTTTGGAGTTAATCGACTATCATATTGTTAAAACTTATTCCTTTAACGTTGAGGATACGGAAGAAAAACTTAATTCTGCATCCATAGTAGGATATAATGATTTTAATGTATCTAGAAACAAAAACATAGTTAACATTACGTTTTGGAGATAAAATGGCGGAATTAATTTTATTTATTTTAGCATCAATAGGAATGACGCATGTGTTAGTTGATGGGTCTATATTTTCTTGGTTGAGAAATTTGGCGTTTAAGTATCTCCCTAGAAAAATTTCATCTATTTTTACTTGTTATCAATGTGCAGGTATGTGGTGTGGCTTTTTGTTAGGGTATATTATTATAGACAAAGATCCTTTTAAAGTTTTTGCTTGCGGATGTGCATCTAGCTTCATATCCATGCTTGCGGCCACGTATTTAAATTATTTAGAAGCACAAACAATTATAAGTTTGGATAAAGAATAATGCCAGCAAGAGCTTATAAATTTTATTGTGAATTTTGTAGTTATAAGAGCATCATGGATGGTTCTGATTCTAAAAAATTGAGTGAGATAGCACTTGCCCCCGTTCCAAAAGGGCATGCAAAAAGAGGACACATCAAACGGCCAAAAATGTATTGTTGTCCAAAGTGCGGAAGAGGAATTAAAGCAGAAAGGATTGGGTTATGAGAAAAGTAGGATTGTTAGATGTAAAGGCTGCTTTGCAAGATGAAAGATTCAGGGACACACTACCGGAAGAAATGCAAAAAGAGTTTAAAGGCATATCTTGTTCGTCTTGTCCGGCTAACACATCTTTTTATCAGCGTATACTTCGAGAACATAGAAGCCAATTACAAGAATATTTCCCCGCCAGAGAAGTAGCTGACATTAAAGAAGAAAATAGAAAACTAGCAGAAAATCATTGGATTATAATTAATTGTCATATTGATGAGCTTGAGTCTAAATTGAAAAAATTGCCGCCGGGGAGGAAACAGCTTGATTTATCAAGATACGAAGATCAAGTTACTGTGGTGGTCAACGAGATAGATGTTTTGTATTAATGATTTATTAATAATAAATATTAATATGAAGGTGCTTTTAATTTCTCCTGACAATGATATTTTAAATTGTTTAAAAATTGACAATTCAACTGAATCTGCGCACATTGTTGCATGGTGGAACAATGTAAGAATTTCAAAAGCAAGAACCTGCCAGGAAGGCCTTGCTTTGGTTGGAAAAAAATCTTTTGATTCAATCATCATCAATCATTCCATGCCAGACTGTGATGCTATTGAATTAATTCCTTTAATTCAAAAAGTAGATGATTTATCTAGCATAATATTTGTTACTGAAAATGGTGACGAGATGTTAGCTGTGCGGGCGCTTCAGACAGGGGCCACAGATTATGTGCCTAAAAATAAACTTACAAAAGTAATATTATATAAAACTCTTAGAAATTCTATAAAATATCATCAAGCTAAAAAAGATAAAAGTTTTTATGAAGAATTTTACAACAATTCTCCTGTTGGCTTTTACCGTACAAGCATTAAAAATGGAACAATATTAAAAGCTAATAAGAAGTGCGCAGATATTCTTGGGTTTAAGAGTGTGGATCATATGAAGAAAAGCACTAAAGCTTCTGATCTTTATTCTTCTGAACTAAGGAGCAAACTCATTGGTATGCTGAACGACACTGGCTCTGTAACAAACTTTGAAATCCTTTTGGGCAATGGAAATTGGATCTCTTTGTCTGCCAAATCAAACCTAAAGGAAGGGTATCTGGAAGGCTCTGTAGAAGACATTACTTATAGAAAAATTATAGAAAAAAAATTACAACAACATAGAGAAAAAGAAATGAAATCTTTGAAATCAATACAAGAAAATGTTACGGCTAGGCTTTTGGATTTTTAGTCGTCATCATCGTTCATTAAATGCGGGAAATCATCTCTTAGCAATTCACGGCATTCCGCCAATATGTCTTCAAGCTCTTTAGGCTTCCATCCTAAAACTCTACATGTCCCACTTTTATTAAGTCGGCCTTTTTTAGTGTATACTTTTTTCTCATGACCTAAAAGTGCTTCTACCAAATCGTCAAACCCATTTTCTTTAAGTTTATCAATTATTTCTTGTCGCTCTAATGTCTCTAGAGGGTTTGTTTTCATTAGTAAAGTCCTTCAATTTTCTTTATTGTAAATTATACTTAAATTTTATTCAAGGGTTCTTCTGCCCATTGAGCTTTTATATAGGACTCTTTCTTTACCATTGATTACGCAAACCTCTTCAAGTTGATCTTTAATATAACCACAGTATTTCTTTTTAAGTTCTTGATAATTTTTGGCGCTTCTATAAAGCTGTCTAAAATGATTTAATATACATGTGGTCATGTAATTGAAGGCTTTTCCCTTATCGGGATCAAATCGGTTGATTTTATCAAAACATATCATAACACCTTCCTGTGTGGCATCATCGCTATCGATTAAGCTAAATCTGGCGTATCTGACGATGTTTTCAGATAGTTTCAAAAACGCTGTCGCCAGACAGTCTTTTAGCTCATTGAACTCATTTTCAGAACTAGTATATTCTTCTTGCTTGCTTTCAAGTCTTTTTTTGTGATATGAATTTTTATTTTCTCTGCTTTTATAGGAAACTTTTAAATCTTCGATTATAAGCGCACATCGTTCTTTTTGCTTTTTTGTTCCCTGAAATTTCCTGATTAGGGCTTCCAATGATTTGTTGTTTAAATATTCTGTTGCCATATGTTATATAAATTTAAGTTTAACTTTGAATTTAGTTTGCTTAATCCTTTCGTTGTTTACATACTATTATAATAAGGTTATGAAATTTTCTGATTTATTTGCTAAAATAATAGACAAACCTCATTTGGAGGTTAACTACCGAAGGTTAAAAGACTTTTATAAGGATGATTTAGAATTTTACGATGCCTTTGAATATCTCATCTCAAAAAAGGGAAATGCTTCCATTAACGACACAAGTATTAATTCAAAACCACGAGAAAATAATTGAAAAAACCATTAATTCTATTTCCTGTTTTAGTTCTAAAATTATAGCTGTTAATATTGGGTCTACGGACAAGACGGTAGATGTGTGTAAGAAATTAGGCGTTGATGTTATTCGTCTGTCCTATAATGGAAATAAATCTGAATTAAGAAATGTTATTGTAGATAAAACGGACACTTTGTGGCAGTTTTACATTAACCCTGGGGAGTTTTTGTTTTCAGGGATTGATTCTTTAATAAAAGAACTTTCTATAGTCGAAACCAATAAAGACATTAATTCTTATAAACTCAATGTGATTAACAATGGCATATTGTCTAAAGAAATTAGATTATGGAAAAAGGGACGTGGGCTTGAATTTGTCAATCCTGTATTTGAAACTATTGTTGATTCAAAAGCAAAAAATTTAAATTCCTCTTTATATTCCTCTGTGCCCGTAGACCTTGAGAAGTGCATTAAAGAAATTAAGAAATGGCAAAAAGAAAGACCATTTGATAGCAGTGCGTATTATTATGAAGCTTGTATTTTGTTGTCGAGCAGAAAGTATGAAGAGTTTATTCGCATCGCAAATCAATTTCTTTTTCATCATAAAGATAAAGGAATATCATCTTATATGACAAGATATTATTGTTCCTTAGTATATTGTTATTTTTATAAAAATTATGATTTAACAATATCTAATTTAATGCCTTGTATTGAAAAAAATCCACTGATGGCTGAATTTTGGTGTCTTTTAGGAGATGCTGAATATTACATTTCAAAAAATTATAATAAAGCAAAAGAGCATTATGAAAATGCAATTATCCTTGGGAGCAGAAGGCCCAAGGATGACGATTGGTCATTAGAAATAGTTAAATACAAAAAATATCCTGAAAAAATGATTGAAAATTGTAATAGAATTAAAAATAATATATCGGAATTCAAAGCGTTGGGTTAATTATTTAAAATACTTCAAGATAAGCTCTATCATATTTTAAGGTCATTGTAATCAGAGCAACCTCTGAAGAACCCATATCTAATTCTCCAAAATCTATCTCTGACGGCCACATACCTTCCAGAGTCCATTGTTCTAGCTTTGTGCCACATCCATCATACATCGATATGTACGCTTGTGGCAATTTGAACTGGCTAAATGCACCATTATTCGTCCTAGTGGCTTGATTATAACGTTGTTCCCTAGAACTAACTTTACCGGAAGGGTAATAAGAAAAATCTGGTCCTCTTCCGTATAAAGATAATATCCATTCATAAATTGGATGTTTAGTAGAGCTATTTGATCCGATTTCACTACTTGTATCATACACAGTTACTGTAATAGGATTCCATACTGGCCTTCCAGGGATGGTAATGGTCTCTACTAAGTGATTTACTTGAAAATCATTAAAAGTCAATTTAGGTCTAGCTGCTGTAGTTGGGGGATACATGTTAATCCCATCCCCCACAATTCCAGGGATTTCTAACATCCATCGAAATTTTCTTTTGAATATTGTTTTTGCTAGGCCTAAGGTTCCTAACCCCATGTTCATGCATTCTGGCATAATTGTCCTTTTAAAAAAAAATAGGTTCCCCCAAAGTCGGAGGAACCTATTTAGTTTTTTAGATATTAAATGGTCCAAACATTAAGGCTTCATCAGATGGTGTTGATCGATTGGGGAACAGGTCGTCCGCCACCAGATGCGTTCGCACCGCAATCCGTATCACAGCACGGTGTGATGTCGAATACGGGACATAATGGTTCATAAGCAACTTGCGAATAACGTAAGGTCAATTCGATTGTTGCTTCTTCTGACGAAGAATAATCTAATTCACCAAAGTTGATTGCTTGAGGCCATAGGTCTCTTAAGGTCCAGAGTTCGAGTGGTACTCCGCAACCATCATACAAGGTCAACATCCCAGTACCACTATAGTCGCTTCTGTGCTTTCCTTGTGTGGTTTTGACCGGATCGGTGAAGTTGTAAACAGAAGCTAGCCACGTATAAAGTTTCGCATTTTCATTCGTCGCAACGTCATAATAAGTGACCGTTATCGTTTCCCAAGTTGCTTTGCCTGGGATCCAGGTTTTAGCATTAAGGTAATTGATTTCTGTTTCTTCAATCGATATGTTCGGACGGCTTGCTAATTTAACAAAGTGCTTAGGAACTTCCGCCCCACCGCAAATTTCTTTAATTTCAAACGTCCATCTAAATTTTCGTTTAAATACTAGTGTCGGGCCACCAAGGACCCCCATGCCCATATTTTCTGCCATTTTAATATCTCCTTAGTTTTTTTTAGGTTAGAAACGCCGGTTACGACGAATCGGTTTTAAAATACGTCAGTATTTTCTGTGAAGCTTCCTGTTCTATGTAGCGAGAATTCGATGAAGATAAATTCAGCGGCTCTCGTTGGTTGAACACCAATTCTTGCACGGAATTCGTTGCGATCTACAACATCCGGCGTATTCAAATCTGCATCAGCTTGAACAATAAAGGCTGTCAAGCCACGACCAACCTGAACGTCTCTTAAAATATCAGTTGCAATATTTTTGAAAGCTCGTTGGAAGGTTTCGTCATGCGGTTCAAAGAGCAACACTCTTGATGCTGCTCTAATTCTCTTCTCAATAACGAACATCATTCGACGAACGTTTACACGATCAAGGGCCGTTGGTCTACGCTGCATGGTTTTTTGACCCCAAACTACAAAGTCGCTTGTGTCAGAGAACTGAACAATTGGATTGATGCAGTTTCGGTTTCCATACATTAAATCTCTTTCGGCAAGAGTCGGACGACTAAACACGTCAGAGATATTAGGCACTTGACCTCTCATAATTCCCGCTGGTGCGAACCATGGTGCGGCGAGTTGATCGCTTCTGGCATACACAGCCATAACCGAACCACTGGGCGGAACCCAGACATCAACTTTATTATGCGTATCACGCATTCTTAGCCATGGCCAGTACAATGCTCCAAAATCACTATCAAATCTTGTACCATTAAGCGGATGTGTCCCATTTTGCCAGTCTGTGATTTCCTGAACAGTCAGGCCAAACGGAGGATCAATGATTGCCATGCAATCGTGTCTGTAGTTCTGACAAATTTCAAGCATAGCCTGAATAATAGTTGTCGAAGCCTTGCCTGGGCAACACAGAAGGTCTAGGTCAATTTGCTCCGGTTCAGATATCGTATACAAACCACTAAACGCAACAGGATTACCAGCTAACATCGTATCCTGATCATCTGGATCGGCGGGGATACCATCTGCACCACCAGTTAATGAGTAAGTCCCATCAGCAGGAGGAGCCGAATTGCTAGTAGTATCAATAGCACGAATGTAATCAGAAACTAATACTAGGTAAGTTTCTACATAGAAACGGCTAGTTGAGTCCTTGACTAGATTTCCCCAAGATTCAAGTTGATCATCACCAAGGTTGGTATAAACATCAACTTGGAAGGTGCCTTCACGGTTATCGTTCTTAACGATAACTTGTGTCGTGTTGCCTTCGATACCAGCACTGTCAGCAGTAAAGGTGACAGATAATGAACCGTCACTCACGCCACCAGTAAGGATTCCTGCGGTTTCTTCGGAACCAGCACCGGAAACAACGCTTGGGCTTGTACCCATTTTGGTTGTGTTTGGGAAACCAGGTGCTGTAAATCCACCGGCTTTTACAAGGATTTTCGCATCTCTACCACGATGCAACGTCGTAAGCATTAACTCCGTTCCCGCCACGCTGTCCACCTCGCCGTTTTCATCAGAGGCGACAAATCCACCAGGAATAGTCCCAGCAGTAATCTGAGCATTAATTGCGGTAACCACTTCTTGCAAAGTAGTATCGTCGAGTGCGGCCAAAACAATGTCTTGCTGAACTTGATCAACTAAAACATTGTCAGTACCATCAACCACAACGCTTATGGTTCTGGAAGCGGCAGACGATCCGGCTGCAAGCGAATCAGCAGTCCAAGCACCGGCAAAATCATTTACGCCAGTTACGGAAGCTTGTGTCATGCTAGTTCCCAAACCTGTTGGGTTGACACCACTTTGTCCCGTTCCTTGAAGCGAAGCATCGGTTCCACCAGTATTATAGGCACCACCATATATGGCGTCTTGAACAGATACTAACTCTAAACTGGAGCTAGGCCCATAAGCCCAACTAGCTTTAAGGGCAAGTTTGTCGTTTGCGGGAGTTCCTGGAATTGTTGAATAGAATTCAATCCCATCAAAAGTGGTTAACTGAGAGTTTAAATCTGCGGCGAGTTCGGCAGCCGTGTAGGTTGCGTCGAGTACGACTAAAACCTTCGAGGCCAGAACGCCATTAAGACGCCATCTAAAGAAAGCGTCTTTTGAAAATATATATGAACCGGGAGTAGCAGTCCCTGGGCCATGTTCACTTGACGTTAAGGCATCAATAGCGATTCCACCACCTGCATCTGCAACTGCTACTTGTGCGGTTGCGGCACGTTCGTGACTTGCGTTATTTGTATCGCCAACACGGACGACATATAACTGATTAGCCACCATCAAATATTGCATTGCGGCATAAATCAGATAAGGATCTCCGTCCTTAGGATGTGGAAACCCAAAACTTCTATGAAGTTCTGTTCTGTTTCTTATCATCGTTGGAATGTTAATTGGGCCTTTAGATGCAAAGCCAATCACTGCTGCCCGGTGGAAACTTTGATCCGGGGGCACGAAGCTTAGATCTTTTTCAATTATTCTAACACTTGGGCTAATTGTGTTGGAAGGTGGAAAACCTTTTAAAATTGCCATTTCTCTTTTCTCCCTTAATTTTGATTATCCGGTACGTTACGAAGGCTAATTAAGCCCCAGTCTTTTACACGAGTTATATACTCTGTTGCTCTCTCATCTTCCAGCAAATAAACATTTTTTCCGGCACCGATGCCGGGGATGTTTAATGTGGTAAAGCTGTTGGTAGATTTTCTGGAACGAACCACTAGTTGGACTGGAAATTTTTGTCTGTTAGTAATCTCTATCATTCTAAACCCTCTACTGCTTCTTGTAATCTCGATAGCACATCAGTGACCCTATCAGGATCAATACTATTTACTACTTCAACTCTCGTTTTTAATACAGCTTTGTCTCTTTTTATTGGTTGTGGAATAAATGTCTCAGCAGTTAAAGTAAATTGGTACTTAATGACTCTGACATTTTGATCTCCAGGTTCTACATCAATGTTATTTGCTATTGAATCTAATTTGACTCCAACTTCCCAATATACACCTCTTACTTTTATGTATGCAATTGGGGAGAATTTTAGTAATATTTGCTCTAAAATCTGGTTCATGTCTTCGACATATAACGTCCAAACATATAACGTGTATGAAACATCAACTGGCAATCCTCTAGACACACCAAAAACTGTATCTCGTTCATGTTTTTCAGAAGTGGTAAAGCCCGGTTTGTTGTCAGTCCTCATCGACCGCATGTAATCCGTGGCCTTGTGGTAAATATATCTATCTTGGTTGAACACCATGTCAGATGAATTAATGGCCATCATTGGCAATTTGATTCTATCTACTACCAAACTATTGTCCTTGCGAACATTATCCTGCATAACTGCCGCTACTGCTTTTTCTTGAGTTGCCCAGATAATTGGGATAGGATGGGCTTTTCCGTCTTCATCAATGGCGACAATGTTTCGAAACATATCTAACATGGCTTCATCGCATCCCCGCAATGCTTTAGAATATCTATAGATCGTGCCCGTGTCGCCATCTGGGTCATTAACAATTTGACCTGTCTGCGCCGGATCGCAGGTTTCAGCAAATCCAAGTCCTGTTTTTTTATTGCTTACATCTTCCAACCACCCTACATCTGGCTTCCCAGCCGTTCTTTTTAGGGATTCGCTTCCGTCATCACAATATCCCGTAGTTTTATCGTCAATCCGACTATTTAATTCGAGACTTTTAGCATCGCATTGGTTTAAATTTTTACTGCTGTCCATATAGACTTGGCTTTCAATTTGATTTATTATAATTAGTTAGTATGACAAACTTGTTTTTTGGTTTAGGACATGAAAACGACAAACTTAAAATATAGAACTTGGTATAAGGGAGTGCCGCCAAAACCAATCAAGTTAGAAATACCTGGTTGGGCTGGTGACTCTATGGGGCATGATGATGGCGATAAGCCCCAACCATGGCACTGTGTTCCTTTTGTAGACGGATCAACGTATGGATTGGAATTAGTTTATCCATTTGATACCGAGTGCCATATTGTTAATGAAAATGGCGAGATGAAAGTTTTGGGTGATTTTACTGAAGAGCAAAAAGATGTAACTAAAATAAGCCCCAATACTGTCCTGCCTCCATTTATGCAGTTTGCACCTGGGCATTATGGGTTTACATCTTCGATAGATATTAAAACAGAAGAAGGTCACGTTGTTAGAATAGAACCGCATCCTAGATTTTATCAAGACCAGACAGACACAGTTCCACTTCCCGTTCCTGGTCATATAGGAGGGGATTTTTGGCCTCGTATATTTTTTGTAGTATTTAAACTTCCCTCTAGTGGACGAAGACATATTTTTAGAAAAGGTGAGCCATATGCTCAAATTCTTATTTTGCCTAATAAAGTAAATTATGAAATCAAAGAAATGTCTGAAGTGGAGATTAGAGAGAGAGAATTTCAAGAATCAGAATTGGCCAGAATAGGATCAACACACATAGCGTCTCATTCATGGGTTGATCACAAAGGAAACAATTTTGATGATAAATATAAAATAATTAAAAAATTACATGCCAAGGATGGGATGGATGCTGTCAGGGGAGTTTATCAAGGAGCAAAAATAAAAGAATTGAATGCGATTAAAGAAAACGAAAGATTAAGAGTGAAAAAACAAAAGAAGATGCCTAAGAAATTAATTAAGCCTTCTTGTCCCTTTAAAAAGGATAAAGATAAATGAAATTTTATAAAATAAAAAAGAAGGAAACTGGGCACAAGCCATTTTTACTTAATGTAAGGGGAACTATTCACGCTCCCAAAATACCTAACCGATTTTTTAAAAAAATACATAAACCAAATAAAGTAGAATTTTTTTTTGATAATGTTGATGCAAGAATATCTAATGATCTTTTAAATCATTTCTCTTAAATTATTTATTCTTCATTTTTAACAGAAGCTTCACCATTGTCGTTATTGGTGTTAATTGGATCGCCTGGCATGGGCTTATTTAAAGTCGTTGAATTTATTTTAAAGTCAGGTTCTTTTTGAGTGACTTTTCCTTCTCCTGTAGTTCGAGATTCCTGGAATCTTGATGACAACAATTGGAGTCTTAATTCTCCCCATAATTTAAATTCTTCAACATTCCTTTGAACTATTTTCCAATTTTCACGCTTATGAGGGGAATAAAGCCGGGCGCCAATTTTCGGAGGATGCCCCAAGGTGTTTAGAACATCCCGATAGTTAAGTTCAAACAGCATTTCGTCGGGTGCATCAAATCCAAAAGCATTCATATAATTTTGAGACGTGATAGGTTCATAAACGG